ATCAAGCAGGAGAAACAACACAGGGGATTAATTCGGTCGCTTGTGGAAGAGAAGCAGGGCAAACATCACAGGGGGCTGGTTGTGTCGCTTGTGGGTATCAAGCAGGGCAAACAACACAGGGGGCTAATTCGGTCGCTTGTGGATATCAAGCAGGACAAACAACACAGGGGGCTTTTTCGGTCGCTTGTGGGTATTTAGCAGGGCAAACATCACAGGGGGGTAATTCGGTCGCTTGTGGAAGAGAAGCAGGGCAAATATCACAGGGAGCTAATGCTATCGCTTGTGGATATCAAGCAGGAGAAACAACACAGGGAGATTATTCGGTCGCTTGTGGGTTTTGGGCAGGGCTAACATCACAGGGGGATAATTCGGTCGCTTGTGGAAGACAAGCAGGGCAAACATCACAGGGGGCTGATGCGGTCGCTTGTGGATATCAAGCGGGACAAATATCACAGGGAGATTTTTCGGTCGCTTGTGGAAATTTAGCAGGGCAAACATCACAGGGAGATAATGCGGTCGCTTGTGGGTATCAAGCAGGAGAAACATCACAGGGGGATAATGCGGTCGCTTGTGGATATCAAGCAGGACGAGCAACACAGGGGGCTGGTTCTGTCGCTTGTGGAAGAGAAGCAGGAGAAACATCACAGGGGGCTGTTTCTGTCGCTTGTGGATATCAAGCAGGGCAAACAACACAGGGGGCTAATTCGGTCGCTTGTGGATATCAAGCAGGACAAATATCACAGGGGATTACTTCGGTCGCTTGTGGAAATCAAGCAGGGCAAACATCGCAAGGGAATAATGCGGTCGCTTGTGGAAATCAAGCAGGGCAAACATCACAGGGGATTAATGCGGTCGCTTGTGGATTTCGGGCAGGAGAAACAAATCAACACTCCAACTCAATAGTTATCAACGGAACAGGGTTGGCGTTAAATACTCTTGGAATAAGTAGGTTTATTGTGAAACCTATACGAGATTTTGGTGTGGAAGCTGGGTTCGTAGCCTTATTTTATAACCCTACAACAGGAGAACTTGCTTATACTTAATACAATTCCGCACAATCCATTCCTTAAAAAAATATAACTATATTAAAATGTATTCCAATATGGATAGTGAGGGGTATACGCTGTCCGTGTTAGAAGAATTGTTAGGAGAGAAAGTAAGACGGCGTGTCTGGTGGAAGAAATATTGTTGCTGTTGCTTTTATAAAAAAAACATCATTGTATAATATAGGGCTATTATACAATGATGAAAACCGAACCGCAGACCAAATGGACGATGGAAGTGGAGGAACTCCTTGAAAAGTTGCGAATAAACTGCGTTAATTTAAGCGAATACCACCGCAAGAGATATTATCATTTCAAGGGCTACGGCAAGTATTTTAGACTGCCTCTCATTATTTTGAGTTCAATCACCAGCACCGCATCTGTCGCTCTACAACCCTTGATGGAGCAACATTATATCAGCGGAATAACATGTCTGTTGGGAATGGCGATGGGGATTATTGGTGCGGTTGAACTCTATCTGGGAATACAGACCAGTATGGAGTTGGAGCTGACGCAGAGCAAGGAGTTTTACACTCTATCTATTGACCTTTTTAAGATGCTTTCATTACGGAGAGAGAACCGAGGAGAGGACGGCAAAGACTATCTAAATAAAAAATATTCCAACTACATTAAATTGCGTGAGGCAAGTAATCTATTACGCAGGAAGTTGACCGTAGATACGCTCACGGAAATACCACCCGATACAGTTGATAAAACCCCCGTGGGTTCTGTTGCTGATATAGGCGAGATTTCCAGAGAACAAGAACCGCTCTACAGGCAACCCAGACCGTCCATTGAACCCTCTCTATTTTGCGATTTAATCCCTCCTGTCTTGGCGGGAGAAGGAGAAGGAGAAGGAAATCTGTAATAAAAAATTGAAAATAGATTATTTAGCCGTCGGTTTTTCTCGTGTGAGATTGATGCCGAACATTTTCAAACACTTTTTTAATCCACCGAGTGAATAGGAGCGAAAAGCAGGTGGGTCGGTTCGTCCTATCTTGGCGTAATAATCGTCAAGGAAAGGGTAAATATCCTCCTTCTTTAGTTTATCCATCAGGTCGTTATCCATCTATATAATTGGATTTTATTTTAATGATTTCTATTAAACGCCTTCTGTAATTCAACGAGATTATCAAACAGAGAGGCGTGGTTTCCCCACAGCAAGGCAGCACTGAAAAGCGAGGGCGATGGGATTAGGTTGCTAATTAATCTATTCTCGGTTTTATTTCCTAAATGCCTTGCTAAATAAGCGGCTCTTTTCTGGGTGTCTTGGTGGTCTATATAGGTTTCTCCGCCCTCTAAACCGAAATGAAATGTTTTCTTCTCTGCCCCATCTCGTATAACAATCTTGAACCTCTTGTGATGTCTTTTAGAACAAACTAATTCATCTATAATAACAGGCATGTATAATATAATATCACATTATATTATAGCAAGATGAAAAGAAAAACATTGGAAATGGTGAATGATGAAACCGCCGATTTAGTTGATGTTTTTTCCCTCAACGGCAAGGTTAGATTAATTGGGAGCAATTCACTACGAGCTATCCAGTATGGGAGCGATTACGATATATCCACCGTGTTGAAAGGCACTACAGGAGACAAGGTCGCAAAAGCAATCCAAAAAGCATACGAGACAGCAAAGAAAAACCCCGATTATTGGATTACCGACTTGAAAGCAGGACACGATGACCGCTTGATATACCGAGGGGATTATTCCAAGAAATCGGTGGAGGAATACTTGAAATCCCACAAAGACCTTATACCGAAGGCAAAAGCAAGAGCAATCCGCAAGGCGACAGGGGAGGACGAAATCAAACTCATCAGGGATTTATTCATTCTACGCTGGAAACCAGCAGATGTTAAAAAGGGCTGGGTGAAGATGATTGACGGAACACACCGCTGTTTAAAGGACGCAGTTTTAGACAAAACAATACTGAAGATTGACCTTCTGGGTCAGGTCGGTAATCAATTCGTAGAAGTGAGCGAGAACTACACCATCAAGACCCAAGATGGGTTGAATAATACCGTGAGGACTACGCCCCAAGAAATACAGGAAGACTTTGAAGAGGAAATCCAAGCCTATTCTCGCAAGGACAGTTTCAAGGCTCTCAAACGCCTCTTCTCTCTCCTACAGCACGATGGGGCAGACACTCACCAGAAAGCACTCGCTCAATTGGTGGATTTTTTTAACAGTCAGGTTGGATTTCTAAACAAGATTAGAAACGAACTCAAAATACTCGTAGCCATCTTGGAACAGGATTTTAGGAAGGTTGCTTGGAAAGATGTGGAAGAAAACCTCCAGTATATCAAAGAACAAATCTCCAATATATACCAAATCCCAATCAATTCAACTGTGTTCGCTGATATAGATGATATGACCGAGAAGAACGCCTTGCCGAGAATAACCGACTTGGTTGAGTATTTTACCGAGGTTATTAATAAACACTCACGAGGGTTTTTGGAACACATGCTTTGACTTTTTAATCTGCTACTACTGTATAATGAACTTTGAGGAAAAAGGACGATTTCTTGCCTACCTAAAGGACGACGATATTACTGACCGCAAAAAATGGGAGAAACTATTTCTCACCGACAAAGCTGACGAGGTGCGGGGCGGGGCGTTCCGTGATGTGAAGTTGAAAAACAAACCAAAGCTCCACTTTCAACCCGCTCCAGATAAAAAGATGGAGAGGAGTATTACCTACATCACTGGTGCGAGTGGGTCAGGGAAATCTTATTATACAAAGATGTATGTTGATGAATACAAGAAGCTGTATCCCAAGCGAGAGGTTTACCTCATATCTTCCATCAACGAAGATAGTTCTATTGATAAGATAAAGGGATTGAAACGGATTAAACTGGAAAAACTCCTTACGGAAGACCTATCAGCAAAGGATTTTAAAGACAGCTGTATCATTTTTGACGACACGGATTGCCTCGTGGATAAACGATTGCGAATGCGAGTCCAAGAGTTGCTGAACTCCTTGCTTGAAACAGGCAGACATTTTAATTGTGAGGTCATATATACATCGCACCTTGCTACGGACGGACATGCTACCAAGAGGATTTTGAACGAATGTAAATCTGTTGTTATCTTCCCGTCGGGGCTTGGGGGACGCAGTATTAAATACTTGCTGGATAATTATTTTGGATTGTCCGCCGACCAAATAAAAAGAATCAAGAAGTTGCCTTCTCGTTGGGTTTCTATCCAGAAAGGATACCCGATGTGCGTTATAGCAGACAAGGACGCCTTTATTTTAAACGACCCCGATGACGACGATTGATTGATTAATTATATAAATATAGCGATTGTATATACTTATATAAGATGGTGTGGGGGGTGGGTCTATTTATTTATTATTTGCTTGATAATATGCGGCTCGGTATTCGTTGATTTTATCTTTGTTGTTTGCTCGGTATTCGTTGATTTTATCTCTGTTGGCTGCTTTCCATTTGTTTTGTTGTTCGTTGATTTTATCTCTGTTGGCTGCTTGGTATCCTACTCGTTGTTCCTTTGCTTTGTCTATATTGTCTGTGCGATATTCTGCTCGGTTTCTGCTTGGGACTTGTCCGTTCATTGTGGATTGGAGTTCTTCATACCAGTATCGCTCTCGTATAGAACTTTCCAACTTTGAATTACACGGGTGGTGTTCTAATAAGACCATCGTCCAGTTATCCCAGCCACCGTGTTCTCTAATAATAGTGTATATTTTCATATTGTAGAGTTTCGTTGTTTTATTGCTTACATTACGACAGTAGTCTTTGTGTTGTGCCTTGCGTCTCGTGAAATCGGTCGTTGCTCCGTTATAAACATGTTGGACGGTTAAATCATTACACACTATTTTATAATGTAATGTTTTTTGGTAGTCTATTGGTAATCTCGGCATTTTATACTATATTGTATTATATTGTCTTTATATTAATTCACTCTATTAATAGAATGTAGTTCCCACTTGTGGGTGTGTGTCGGTATTGCTTATAGAAGTGTGGTGGCGGGGTGTAGGCTGGGTGTAGGCATGTAGGGTGTAGGGTGGCTAAAACTTTATAAATATAGAATTGGCTTTGGCTTTTTTATATATAGAAACTTGTCTTTTTGCCTACAGACCCTACACCCAGCATTATTACATACATATTAGAAACATCAAAAGAAAAACAAGACTGGTTAAGCAGTCAAATAATTATATTTTTTTTTTGTTTAAAAGTGTAGGGTAGCGTAGCCAAGGGGGAGCGACCCTACACCCTACACTAATCCACCAGTCGTAATGACTTACAACAATATACACCAGTCGTAATGGCTTACCACAGCCACCTAACGCCTTGAAAGCAACAGTGTTTTCCCGCCGACCGAAATCGCTTGATGGGTTGTTTCGTTATACAAACAGTCCTCCAAATCATCATTCTCCAGTTCCGCCTCCAGTTCCGCCTCCAGTTCCGCCACCGCCACGCCACCGATTTCCACATCAACCTCCCCACCGCTGTCGTAATCACTCCCACTCCCAGCGGCATTCAACAACGGAACAAAGCACTCTCCAATTTTGTAATGTTTTTTCAAGTTTCCAAGATGGAATAGAGTTCGCTGTCCTTGAGAGGTTCTTGAACCTTTCGCAATACACCCCTTTGGTAGATGTAGGTGAGTATAAATCTTTTTCATCAAATCTCCAGTTCCATTCAACTCATATTTGCCTCCGTTTTCATCACGCCAAGTGCGAAAGTCGGTATACAAATCCCCACCAAATCGGGTCATACAGCCATCGTCATCAACCTCTGCTTTTTGAATGACCTGCCTCGCCACCCACCACTCAAAGAATATATCCAAGAAGGGTCTGCTGAACCCCTCCAAATCCTGCTGGTAGTCTGTCTTGGGGATTTTTCTAAATCGCCACTCGCTAATGTCCCGTTTCATCAGGTAGGAATACAAG